CTCTTCCATGTGCCGCAGGAACGCTAGGTGGGTGTCCGTAGCCCGTGCGATCGCCCCAGCGCCCGAGCCAACGTCGGTGGTGGCTTTGTTGCTTTGATCGCCCTTCGAGGAGTGGTGCACGTTGATTATCGCGGCACCGCTGAACTCGGCGATACGGTCGAGGTGGTTGTATACGCCAGTCATCTCGCCGTTCGCGTTCTCGTCGACGCCATTGAGGAATCGGTAGAAAGCGTCAAGCGCGATCACGTCGAATGCGCCGCGCCCTGCGGCCCGTAGCGTGGCTTCCACGTCCTCGAGGGTTGCCATGCGGCCGCGCACGAAAGCCACGCGTACGCGCTCGTCAAACGTGGCCTTGTCCATGCCAAGCGCCTCTACCACGTTCGCCATGCGGTTCTTTGCCGTCTCGGGGTGCAATTCGTTGTCCACGAGCAACACGCGCGACTGAGTGCACTGGCGGCCCAGCCATGCGCCCCCGCTCGCGAGCGCAGCGATCAAGTGGTACAGCATCCACGTCTTGCCCGTCTTGCTGGCGCCGATGAAGTTGCAGATTTCGCCCCTACGGAGCAACCCGTCAACGACAAACGGGCGCATCGGCGGCACACCGTCGCCGATCGAGGGCGAAGCGATTTCGAATGGTGTCGGCTCGTTCATACGATGTACCTCGCGAACGGTGATCCGCGGTGCAGCACTTTCCAATCCTCGGAAATGTTTAGCCACAGGCGCTCGGTGTGCCGAGGATCCCAATCTTCGGGCAGTTCGGCGCACAAGCGCGCAGCGTGCTCGCACAGGTCAAGAAACTCTTGGGTGTCGTATCCAGCCATCGCCGCCATTGCTGCGTCGTAGGCGCCGAGCGCGCCCGCACAGATCAGCTTCCACTCACCCTTTCTGTCTCTCATGTATCCCTCAAACGGGCGCCACGCGCCCATATGCGGCCGCCAATCGAGCGCCCTGCGGAATGCTGCCAGTTCACCTTCGCTCATGCGTTTGGCTTCTCGTCGGCGCTGAAATTCAACCCACACGCGTACCTGAGCACACAACCCGCTCACCTCGCTTGCACTCATGCCGTATTCAAGCCCCGCGTAATACGCGGCGAGTTCCCACGTGCACTGGTGCTCGCGTTTCGCGGCCTTGACCTTCGCAGGTAACTCCATCGCCAGCGCGGTCGGTTCCGGCGGCGGCTCGTCCATCCACAATTTAGCGTCCATGCGTGTTGCCTCCGTAAAAAGCACAAGCCCCACGCGGGTGCACGTGGGGCTTGCTCAAGGAGCCTGCGCGGTGGCAACGTCCGCGCGAGGGGAATGGTCAGAAAGGAATCTCGTCAGACTCGGCGAGCGAGGTCGGGAAAGGTACACGCTTCAAGTCCGCGCGGCTGACCACCGTAATGCCGTTGACGATGAACTTGTCTTTCCACGGCTTCAGGACGATTTGGACGCGGTCACCCTTACCGAGCGGGTCGACGGCTTCCGCCGCTTTCATGTCGTACCAGTCCCAGTATTCCTTCTGAAGGTTGCCCGCTTGGTTCCACTCGATCCCGATGCGGGCCCGAGGGGTACCCGCTTTGGTCGTGCCAACTTCCCAGTAGCACACCGTCCCATCGCGGAAAGAAAGGCGGGAATCGGCCGTAGCGGCGTCGGGCTTCACGGGCGCGCCTTGGCCCTGCGCGACTGGCGATGGCTTCTGAGAAGCTTCTAGGCGGTTCAGAATGGCTCGGATTTCGGCCAGTGCTTCACTTGGTGTCATTTCAAAGGCCCTCATCTTCTTGATCTTTTGCGATTTGGTTGCGTTCGTCGTGCCAACGTTTTTCTTGCACTTCAAACTTTGTCAGATCGTCACGCATTCCAAGGTCGCTGATGTTGAATCGAATTTCGGCAAGGTGTCGCTCAATAACGCGCTGGGCTGAAGCGATATCCTGAAGCGCTGAAGCGCATTCCTGAAGCACATCAATCAACTCGCGTGCAAGAGAGTCATTCATCGGGCATCTCCTCTGCTGTTACGGTGGCGACTCGGTCGCCCATAAGTGCGAATAGGTGGCCGCAGCACAGGCGAAGGGCCCGCCCCGCGGCACGGGTTGACGCCATCGCGCGTCGTGCGAACTGGGGGCGACTTCCCCAAGGCTTTTCGTCGTCGGTCACGATGCCCGAGCCGCGGCCGATCACCACGCCAGTGGCTCGGTCGAGAATCTCGGCGGTGGCTTCCCACCCCTTAATCCCATCGGCTTCGAAGCGCCGTACTTCAACTTCCTTGACCGCGTATCCGCAGCCCGAAGCGAGCGCGGTAGCCCCCGCGACTTGCACGTATCGCTTGCCCTGCAACTCGATCGAGAACGTACGCACGATGTACGGGCCCATCTCGCGGGCTACGGTCGCCTCAAATCGAGCCCGACTAAGCGGCGTCGGCTCGATTGATACTGGCACGATGTCGGTACTCATTCGGTCTTTCCTTCCGTTGGTGGTGTCTTCGCGAATAGCGCCGCCTCAAGCGCTCGAATCCGAGCCGCGCCCGCGCGAAGCGCTTGGGCAAGTTTCCGATCGGCCGCCTCATTCACCCGAGCGTAGTAGTACAGCGCATCGGCCTCATCGTCGGCGTCGGGCGTGCGCTGAGCCGTCGGCAGTACGCGATGATGGAACGCGTAGCAGTGCTGATAGACGTCGCTGCCTTCGCGCCAATGCTCGTCGCGTTGTTGTTGGGTTGTTTGGCCGCTCATTTCGAATCCCTCCAATCGATGGCACCTGCAAGCGCTGCAAACACGAGCACAAAGAGAGCCCACGTCATGCGCGCACCTCGATTGTGGCGCCCTTGCGCTCTTCTCGGCGTAGGTAGAGTTCAATCGCCCGGCGAGCGTGCACGGCCAACGGTTTGCCATCGCGCTCGGCGAGCGCACGCAACCGCGCGTACTGATTGAGTTTGACCCATACGGGTTGACCCTTCAGACGTTCTTTCGGCGTTTCGTTACCTGTTTCCATGTTGTGCTTTCTGCGGCTCGGCCGCGGTGAGGTATTGACGTTATTGCTTCTTCGGCGTTTCGTCAATGCCTGCATTAGCCGAACTCGGGAATTTTTCGTTCAGCGCTTGCCGCCGTGCCGCGCAGCCGCCGCAGTTGCCGACCACGGTGCGCACGACTTGGTGCACCCCAGTAGCCGAAAGCACCGTGTGCACACGGTCGCCGAGCCCACGCGCTTGCCCTTTGTAGTGCTCACAACCGCGGCAAGTCATCGGTGCAACGTGCTGCCCGTTGGTAGGCGCTTCGGCATTCGTGCACACCGCCAGTTGGAGGAAGTCGCATTTCATGTGATCGTCACCAACAACTGCTGAGATACGACGTCTTGGTAGGAAACGGTCCACGGGCATTCGATCGCGCTGAGGGATCCGCCGCACTCCTCGTAGTACAGGCAGGACGCAGGCGATGCACTTATGCTCGACACCTTGCCCGTTTCGCAGACCCCGTTAAAGAGACCATCGCACGTGATGAGGGGATAGCAACCACTCTGGGCGCTGTACACGATGTCTGGCCCGCTTGCGGTTGACGCCTGACACCATCGGCAGGTGTCTTGATCGTGCACGGGGTTCGCCCAAGTGTCGATCCTTGGGCAACCGCACTTACCGCTGAAGATCATGTGGGGCATAAATTGCACCCACGGATCCGTAACCACGCTTGCGGTGTTTTGGCAGAACGCGTACGTGGTGACTGTGCGCGTGTCTGAGCCCGAAAGCAAGACACCGCTGCACGTTGGGACCGTTGGCCCTGCGGGGGTAAACGAAATGGTCGGCCGAGCGCAGCCGCACACCACGCAGCAGTGGTACGCGATCGCTTGCATGAAGCCAACTGGCGGTGTCGGGCTGCAACACGGTGGGCTTTCACCTCCAGTGCCAGTGATCCCGTTGATGATTCGCGGGTTTCCGACGTAGGTGTCCTTCGACAACAACCCAAAGAAAGTCGCATCAACTGGCCGACACTCGCAGTAGTTGCTCGCAGGTGTGCAGGCGCTGCACGTCGCAACCCATGCTGGATTCGTGTTGCCGCACCCATCATCTTCGCAATACACTTGAATGTCTTTCGCTTGCCAAAAGAAGTCTTCGCGCACGTAACTCACGCGAGCCTGCTGGCACCAAAAGCGATTCTGTGGAATTAGGTTTGGAGAGTCGCAATTGGTGCCGTCTTCGATAAACGCTCCAACGCTTTCGATGGTGTACGTATAGGTCGCGAGTGTGCAGTTCTGCCCAGTGGAATACTGGCGCACGATAGAGCCCGTGTACGTGAACGTGATTGAATTGGGCTTCACGAACGTCGCGCAGTTCTGCATATCGCAGCAGTCCACCGCATTACCGCAGCAACACCAACGCGTGGCCGTCATTGTTCCGTCCAATCGTATTGCACGACCGTCTGCCCTTCGAGCTCAGCGGCGTCGATCCAGCCGACATCGACCATGTCCTCGCCGTCAAGCATCGCCACTCGAAGACTTCCCCTTCCCTCCACGATCAACATCGGAGAGTCGGGAGCGGCGACGTATCGCGGCCCGCACGCGTTCAGCGATGCGAGTGCCGCCACCCACAACGCGTACCACGCGAGGCGCTGAAAGCCACTTGATAATCGAATCGAGTACGGCACGTGCAATTTCATAGATCACTTCGCGCCCGCTTGCTCGCTGCTCACCTTGTTATCTCGTGCCGCGAGCAAACCCACCCCAGCCATGACAGCGGCAGCGACTGCTCCCCAATCAGGAAGCGTGAGCGGGTCCGCGTCGAATAAAGCGCTGACTGCGGTGGCGATAGCGACGACGATTGCAGCGATACCCGCGGTAGTTGTGCGCCATGATGTCATTGTTTCCCCCGTAAACGCTCGAGTTCGTGTTCAAGGTGTCGCACTCGCTCGGTGAGCGTTGCGATGGTCATTTTGAGATCGCCAATGGTTGAATGCAGCCAAGCGCTCGCACCGAGCACGGCCACGAATGGCGCCAGCAACTGTGCAAGTTCGGCGAAACTCATCGACGTTCCCCTGGATCGAGCGACCACATGGAAATCTCGGCGCTGCCGCTGATCGCAGCAACTTCGATGGTGTTTGGTGGGTTCACACCCAAATCCCAGTGCGCGCCCGCGGTGTCGCCGAGAACGACCATTGCGGTGGCCTTGCCATTCAATCGCACGAAAATGTTGTTTCGCGCTTGAATGAACACGACACGCGGAACATTTCGCGTGGAAAGCGTGGTGTACGTCGTACCGACGCTGGTGTTGTAGCCCTCAAGTAGCACGGCCATGATTAGCTCTCCCCTGCATCAAATGAGTACACCGAAACCTGCGTTTGCGAAGCGCTCGTAGAACGCGCGAACAACGTGGACGGATCGGTTACGCCGAGGTCGTAGCGCGCGAGCGCGCCGCCAGCCAAACGAATCCCGCCCGAGCCACCAACATTGTTGGCGAGCAAGATGTCGGTATTTGGAGCGATGAACAAACGGCGGTTTTGCACGGTCGTGGCGAGCGGGACATACGCACCCGAGGATGCGTTCACGGTGGTGTATGCGTGGATTTCGAGGGGCATTTAGCAAACTCCATCAAGTGCGTTTTCGACTGCGAAAAACCAAATCGGGTTGCCGTTCGTGCGACGGCCGGGAAAGAGCATCACGTACATACCAACGGCCACTGGCATCACGTTGAAGCCCGCGGGTACGTTCGCGGGGTCGATGTTCGGACCGATGAATGTCAGCGTGTTCGCGGCTTCGGTCACGTTCAGCGCTTCGCCGTAGTACCACGCTTCACCCGCGGGGCCAGTGAAGATGTATTCGGTCGTTGTGCCCACGTTCGCTTGGGTCCACGTGTACAGCCAGCGATTCACTTGCGGCGATGGCAGCGCGGTGTACCCCGTGATCCTGCCGAGGATCCACGGCACACCTTCCTGCATCAACCGGTTGCGCTCCTCCGATGGCAGCGCCGCGGCCATTTGCGCCGTGTTCGCAGCCGCCACGCGTTGTGAGTGCGTTTGAATCATGGGTAGGTGATGAAAGAGCCTTCCTTGGCGATAGCGGCAGCCACGGTGGCATCACTGGAAAGGTCGTAAATAAGCCCGAAGTTTGCCGTGCTACGCACAAGCGATTTCCACGTAACCGTATTCGCAGCACCGTTGGAATCCAGCGCCGCCTTGCCCCACACGTCGGTCTTGGGTTGCTGTTCGCAGCCAAACCACAAGTCCCATTTCAGGTTGAAGGTTGCGCGGTAGTACTCATCGCGAATCGGCGTCACGCTCGCGCTTTCGATGTAGACCTGATTCGACGCGCCCCACTGGTTAAACGAGGCGTTGTTCCACTTTCCGCGAAGCGTGTCGATGCGGTCGTACACCGTGACGAGCGTGCGCCCCGAGTTAAAGCCCGAAACGTCCGTGATGAGCGAAATACGCACGCTCATCTGCGGAATGAGAGTCTGAATCGGCTTGCCCGCGTAGTCCACTTTCGTGCCACCGATATCGGTGGTGGTGTTGAGGTCTGCGCTTGGTTGCGTGGTAAAGGAAGGCGAGCGATACATAAGCACGCTGCGCGGGGTGGCGTCGAAATCAACCTCGACGGGCAGTTGAAGCTTTTCAAGGCCAGTGGCTTTGTTCCACGTGTAGAGTTGGTCGTACTTCGCGGTCACGTCGAACACGCTCGACTCGGTGTTCGGCACTGGCGTGGCCGAGACCGTACGCAAACGCATCATGCCCATGCGCTCGGTCAGCGCCATCGTCGCGCGCAGCGACGAAAGCGGCGCACCGAATGCGCCGAGCACGAGCGCCATCTGTGTGGCGTTCTCGACGTCCACCGTGCCGTTCATAGTCACGCGGCGCACGACGGTGTACACCGATGCCTGCGAGGGACCGCCCTCGCTGAAATTTTGTGCGGTGATCGCGCTGCGGGAGATGGCGGTTGCTGCTGGCATGGGTTACTTGCTCATCCATCGCAGGATATCCATCGTCCACGATGGCATTTGGTTCATCAACCCAATTGACTTGTTTACGTCTTGCATTGCGTCGCCGCTCATCATTTGCGACTTGCCGAGTTCGCCCGCCTCTTGCAGCGATGCGCCGCCAATCAATGCGCCGATTTCGGTGGCGAGTGCCTTCGGAAGTTCGTTGATGATGACTTCCGCGAGCGAGCCGCCCTGCGTAGCAAGCCCCTGTGAGAATGCCTCACCGATGCCCATGGCTCCCGCTGGCGTTGCGGCTGGCGCGCGCGCGGTGATTTGCTCGGCGACCATGCGCGAGAATCCGAATTCCTCGATGCGCCTGCGCTGGTCCATTTGGGTTTCTTCGAGCGCCGATGCTGCACGCTTGCGCACGTCGGGAAGCGACTGCACCGCACCCACGCCCATCGTGGCAGCGCCGAGCGCGAGGCCCGCCGCTCCAAGGCCGAGCCCCAGCCCGCCCATCGCGCCCACTTGCGCGAGCCCACCGAGCATTCCCAAGCCCTTGCCACCGACACCGAATTGGCCGAGCGCTCCCTGCGTGCGCATCGCAGACTCGCCGAAGCTCTTTAGCTTCTTGTTGCTTGAGTCGGCCGCAGCGTTCAGCCGGTTGAGTTCGCGGCGCGCCGAATCGGTCGCAGCCTGCAAGCCCTTTGAGTCGCCGGTAATGGCGATATTGACGCGTGAAATCTTAGCCAAGGCCGCTCTCCTTTATGGCTTTCTCGACTTCGGGCTCAACGTAACTCGGCGCCGCTGCGGAGAGGATGCCACGGTATTTCTTGATCCAGTTGCGGGGAGCGGAACGGCCAATCGTGGTGAAGTTGAGAGCCTTACCACGCTCGCCGCGTTGTTTCAGCAGGATGCGCTCGGCGTTAGTTGTCTTGCGCTTGATCGCGTGGCCATTCTCGAGCCAACCGAGATACCAGTGTGGCGTCAGGTACGAACCGTCGATGCGCTTGATACCGACGCCGAGCCACGTCACCAGCCCCTGCGCGTAGCCCTTCGTCTTTGTGATGACTGCCCACTTCAAGTGCACATTGGGCCGCACCGCGCCGCGCACCTTCTCGGTTGCGCCACGCTTGCCAAACGGCGCAGTGGCTTCGAGCGTCTTCTTTGTGAACTTGGACCACTTCGTGAGCCCGCGCCGCATCGCGTTTCGCGCTTCTTCCTTGCCGAGCCGAAGCAACTGGTGATTGACGCGCTGCAACGCTTGCTCGTCAATTTCGCAGCCGAGCGCGAATGTCTTGCTTCTTGAACTTGCTGGCGATGTCATGGGAAAGCCCTTTGTGTCCTTTCATCGCGAGCAAGACTGCGAGCGGGGTATCTAAACGCACCTGAATTTGCGCCGCACTCAGGATTTCGCGAGCGGCGCTGGTAAGTCCAATCCCTCCACGTATAGCGGCTCGATTAATCGCGCAAGCCGAATCACGGTGGGGGCGTTGCAAAAGTCTTTGACGTAGTCAATGGAAACGAACGCTTGGCGGCCGTCCTTTTCGAGCAAGTGCTGCCACACGTACCACGCGGGCATGAACTCGCCACGCGCTTCGGCGTCTTGCGCTGCGATGAAGTGCGCGACCGTCGGCCGGGCAAGCGTAATCGTCCCACCGTCAAACTCCACGACGGCAGGACGTGAAAGAAAAGCGTCGATGATTGATGGGCTCATTCGGTAATCGTAATGGCGTTCTGGGAGAAGAGAAGCGTGGCCGTCAACCGCGCGACGTCATTGGGAGCGACGGAAAGCGAAATGTCTTGCACAAACGCTTTGCCCTTAATCGACTTGCCAGTAGCCCAAATCACTTCGCACTCATCAATGATCGAGCCAGCGTCGATGTTGCTGAGGATGCCGATGTTGGTGGTCGCGGAATCGTAGAACACCTCGATTTGCACCGTGCCTTCCCTGAAGCCCTGCACGTGGTGCTTGTGCCCGTCGCCGATAGCGGTGACGTCGATTTGCTGGCGGGTGACGTTGACGGTTGCGGCGCTCACGTCGTCGATGGTCGTGGCGCCGAACTTCACACTGGCTGCGGTGGTTGGTGATGGCATGGCTTATGGTCCGTCGAAGTAGATGCTGTGAGTGTTCTGCGCGACGTAGAGGTACACCTCATCGCCGTTCTCGGGTTGTGGGTCTTGTAGCGCTTCAAGCGTGTTGCACACGACCGATGCCGAATCGAGCGCGCCAAGACTCAGCAGCGCTGCGCGTGCTTGCGCTGCCACCGTCATCGCGGCGGTCGGAGTGTCGGCGACTGCGTTGATGGTCACGTCGTAACGGCACGTAATCGCGCTCGCGCCAAGCACGGCACGTTGCGCGGTGGTTACTTCAAACGTGATCGCTGGCACGGTCGAAGTCTGCAAGCGTGTGCCCTGATAGACGCGCGAGCCCGCGTTTGTCTGCGCGTCGAGCCACTCGACAATTTTGGTTTCAATGGCCATTACGAAACCTCCACTGCGTCGATGATGGCAACGCGGCGGCGTTGGTCCATGTCGCGAATCCCCGCGATGCGGTACACCTTGCCGCCGTATCGCAAGCGATCCACCTGCGTCACGCTCAATCGCGCGATGTTCGGCCACCGCGTACGGAATTCCATGCTTCCAACGGTCACGACGCCATCGGCCACGAACGATTCACTCGGCATCGACTCGCGCATATCGCACCGCATATAGCCCGCACTACTGAAGACGGTCGTGCGCCGGCCGACACCGTCAAGCGACGTCACCGCTGGGGCTCGCATCACTTCAACTCGAAATCGTGTGAGCCCCGAGGAGATCATCGGAACGGCCCTCGGACGCGCAGGTGTTCAAGCATGAACTGTGCACCGAGCGGCACGACGACAAGCCCGACGGGCTGCGCGGCTTCAGGGTTGTTGTAGTACAGACCCACAAGCGAAACGATGGCTTGAACCACTTCGTTCGGCTCGGTGGCGTAGCCGCCAACGTAGGTAACGGTCGCGAGGGTGCCCTCTTTCATCGCGGGCTCGTCGAGAAACTCGATCGCGGCGAGATCCTGCGACAAGTCCACCCAGTAATCGGTTCCGCTCGTCATCGTCACCGTTGCGCCGCTGAAGTTCGTGTAAGCGATCGACGTGAGCGACACGTACGGTTGCACCGCAAACACCGTGCGCTTCCAATCGCGCAGGTACATCGTGCGCGATGACTGCGTAAGGGAAAGCCCCGTGTATCGTTCAACCCACGACGTAGCGACACCGATGAGCCGTGTTAGCTCGGTGTCGTCGTCGCTGTAGTCGATCTTCAGCGCCGCCTTAACGGTTGCAAGTGTGACTGCCATTTAAACCCGCGATGGGGGTTTCCCCCCACCGCGAGCAAGGTAAGAAAAAGCGCGGTCATCTCACGAACGATCAGGCCGTGTTCTGTGCGTAGATCGCTGCGAATGCTTCTGGGAGCATGATCTTGGAATCGGTGCGCACCGTCATGTACAACGTCACGCGTTGATTCGCTGCGCCCGAGTACGGATCAACCATGGACGTCATGCCAGTTCGGTCGAAAATCTCGAAGTAGTCCCAGTTGCCAACGATGAAGTACGCGTTTCCACGCACGTTCGCCGTGGTCAACGTCGCACCCTGCGTGGTCGGCATGAACTCACCGATGGAGTACGGAATGCCGAGGATAGTTCCTGGGTTGCCGCCGCTGATGTCGGCCGATTCCGCGATCTTCCACGCGTAGTCGGTGGTGTTCACCTTGATCTTGCGGATGGTGCGAATCGCAGTGTCAGACGTCAGAATACGGAAACGCCCCGTACGGTATTGCGGTGGAACTGAGTGCACGCAGTCAATCAAGTTGTCGCCAGTGATCGCGGTGATGAGCGCATCATCCGCAAGTTGCACACCTTGATTAATGATGCGGTCGCCGTTTGTCGTTGCCCATGCAGTGCCCGAAGCATCCGCAATGCCTTGCGGCTGAGATGAGCCAGTACCGACTGTGTAGAACTGATCGGTGATTCGTGCGAGCGACGTGCCGCATCGGTCGGCGACGTACTGCAAGCCAGTGCCGATACCACCAGTGCCGATCGCGTCTTCGATGAACTCTTGCGAAAGAGTCGTCGCGCAAACGAACTTGTACGGCACGACCGACACGCTTGCGAACGATGGATCGGCTGGGGTGATCGCGCCTTCTTCAGCAACAAGCGCCGCGGTCGGCAACGACCCTTCGACGATGATGGTGCGCTTGCTGTCAATCGTGCTGACTTTCGCCAACTGGCGCAGAATCGACGACTGATACATACGCTCCACAATGCGGCGTTCCATGTCGGTCGGAATGCCTGCGGCCGTGGTTCCGGTGGTCAACACGCGAAGTTCGGCGTTGTTGCCAGCGGCGACGGCCTTCAGCCAACGCTCGCTTGCTTCATCGATCGTGCGATCACCGACGGTGGTGCGGCCGATCTTGCTTGCGAACTGCGGCTGCGAGCGCTCTTCTTCAAGAGTCTTGATGCGGTCTTGTGCTGCGCGAAGTGCGGCACGGTCGTGTGCGGCACGCTCGACGGAGTCGAGGTCGGCATCAATGCGGGCGATCTTTTCGCGCTCTTCGCCGCTGCCGCGGATTTCGACGTGGTGCGACTTCGCGCCAGTGCGTGCGGCGAAGCCTTCGAGGGTCTTGCGGTATTCGTGAACGGTGCTTTCGATGTTGTTCAACTCTTCAGACATGGTCTTCCATCCTGTGCTTGTGAATCTCGAGCCGCAGCGCCGCGGCTTCAATGGCAGCCGCGGAGACGCTCCGCAGGCTCGAATTGGTTTGGGTGCTGTATGCAGCGTCAACAACCACGCTCAACTCCACGAGTCGAGCAGCGGTGACGGTGCGTTCGGTGCGTCGCGGGTTCCACTCGTCGCGATCGACGTAGAAACCAAACGACATCTCTCCGCTCAGGTCGCCGCGTTCGAGCAACGCGCGCACGTCGTTGCCGACGCTCGTTTCGGCGAGATCCGCGGTGAAGCGCAGACCGCTCGCGGTGTCGTTCAGCGTGAGCGTGCCGCTGCGCGTGCGTGCGAGCAACGCGCTCGCGTTGTGGTTGAACAGCAGTTTGATGTCGGCGCCGGCGAGGTCGCCGAAAGCGCCACGCGCGATGCGCTCCTTGAATTGCGGGTTGAACGGCTCGCTAATCTCGCGCGACCACTTGCCGTACGGAATCGCGAGCCCTGAGAGCGTGCGGCCGGCTGGTGCGCCGATGGTGACGCTGCGACGTTCAAGCGAAATCATTCACACTCCCTGCGCTCGTGTCGCTGCCTGCGTTTGTAGTGCCGCCGCCTGTGCCCATGTTCTTCGCGATGATGGGTTCGTCGAGCCCGTCGAGCGGCGCGAGGTTCAGCCAGTCGCGCGCTTCGTTGCGCGTGATGACGCCCGACTCGACGCCAGTGCGGAGCGCCGCCATTTGCTCGGCGAGCGACGGACGCGAGATCATGTCAGCGTCAAACGTCGCCGAACCAAACGGCGCAAGCTTCGCGACGATCTCGGCCGACCACGTGCTGAACCAGTGCTGTAGGCACGCGTCCACGTACATACGGGAAAGCCATTCCATCGAGCCATACGCGTTCGCGCTGTGCTCGGACAAGTAGGAAGTCGGCACGCCATAGATGCGCGACACGTCTTCAACGCTGTAGCGTCGCGCGGCCGAGATGCCAGCATCGTCGAGCGTGCTGCTGATACGCTCGACTTTCATACCTTCAGAAAGCACCAATGGCTTTCCCGCGTTTGCGGCGCCAGCGTGGTGCTTCATGTAGTCCTCAAGCACCATTTGACGCGCAGGCGCGCCCATCGGTCCGGGCGACACGATTGCTATCTTCGGGTTGCCTGCGTTCTTCATCACCTCAAGTTGCGCTTGCTCCTGCGATGCGAGCACACTGAGCGACGTGCGGCACAAACGCACTGGAGATTCGCCCCACAACCCGTCAAGCCCGACGGCACGTAGGTGCAGCATCGAAGACATCGGCACGTCACCGTACAACCGCGTCTTGTAAACGGGCTCGGGCTTGGTGATATCGAGCGTCACGCTCTCGATATCGAGCGGCAACAGTTCAAGCAACTCGCCACCGAGCGTGCGGTTGATCACCGCGAATGCGTTGCCGTATAGCAGCGCTTGCATCGTGAGCGACCGACGGAACTCGAAGCCATTCTGCCAGCGGTTTGGTTGTTGAAGCAGAGCGTTCGCGGTGCGCTCGCTCACGTCGAGCGGTACGCGTGCAACGTCATTCGCGATAAGCGAAGCCGCGCGGTATACGGGCGTGTATGCGAGCGCCGTGCTCGGCGTGATGGTGGGCATACCCACCGAGTCGAAACCCGTGGGAAGGAGAACGCCATGCGTTCCCCAGTGGCCGAGCCATCGTTGCAACAATCCACGCAGCATGGGCGTATTTGGCACACTGCGATCGTGCAGCATTACACCTAAACGCTATTGCTTGAAATAATTCTCGGCTTCCTCGTCGTACACCGAGCGCTTCGCGCCGCCCCAAACGTGCGTCGCAATGATGGACGCCACGAGCGGATCAATCGCGCAGAATTCCCGCGACTTAATCGGCCGAATGTTTCCATTTTGGTCGCGCTTCGCGTGCGCGTCGGCACACGCGCGGCGCAAGATCGGGTCATCGCCAATGACAAGCCGCGAGCCCGCCCATAGGTTCTGAAATAGGTTGCAGCCAGGACCGAACGTGGCGATACCCATGCGGTACACCACGAGCGGAACGCCGTCGGCTTGCAGTTGTTCGGCGAGATACTTCGAGCCCCATGCGTCGTAGCCAACGGCTTTCACGTCGAACTCGTCACGCACTGCGAGGATTTGCGCGCGCACCGAGTCGTAATCGATTTCGCGGCCGGGCGTCAATGTGATCTTGCCATCGGAAGCCCACGATCGGATCGGGTAGCGGTAGTCAAGTTCACGCTGGGCGACTTCGGCCCTCGGCCACCAGTAATGACCGCGCAGCGCCACGCGGCCATTGTCGAGCGGCACGGCCACAACCATTGCGGTCATGTCAAGCGACTTGGATAGATCGAGCCCCACCCATGCGGGCCTTCCTTTGAGAGCTTCCCAGTCAATGCGCTGACCGCCCGGCCACAGCGACATATCGAGCCAGCCGCCCGTGTTCTCGTCACAACGTGCGGCGTGGTAGCGCGCGAATTCGCCGCGCCCCATCGCTGAGCGTTTCATGGTGTTCCACGATCGCTT